GGTGTCAATCGGCGATCATTCTTCGAGCTTGCCTTTGGCTGCCATGAAGGCGTTGCGCTCGGCGTGGGGGAGTTGGTTGAAGGCAGCGCGAGTCATGGTGTTGACGGGGTTGCCGCTGCCACCTTGAGCGCCCTGGATGGGAGCGTTGCCACCGGCAGCACCGGCGGCACCGTTGGTGAGCAGGGCGGTGATTTTGGCGAGCTCAGTTTCCAGCGCGGTCAGCTTGGCTTTGTCGTCCTTCGTGGCCTCGGTGATGCTGGCAGCGAAGGCGGCTTTCACAGCGCCGTCTTCGAAGTCGATGACGACGTTGGGAGAGTGCGGCTTGTGCGCTTGGCAGGCGGCAACGATTTGGTCTTCGGTTTCATCGCCCTTGAGGGCGACGCCGATCAGGGAGGCGAGGGCGAGGATGGCTTTCATGTTTGGAGGGGTGGTGGTGCGCGATGGCGACGGTGGCGGCGCGATGTCAAAGAGGGCGCTCGGCACATGACGCAGCGCGGCAGTGATGCGGGCAGTCTTGAAAGCGGAGGCACTGAGGGCGACTTCGTCGCTGGTGGCATCGGCAAAACCGTGCTCGACGGCTTCTTCACCTGTGAGCCAGGTCTCGGCGTCCATCATGGCGGTGAGGTCTTCGTCGCTTTTTTTCGTGCGTTCACGATAAGCGGCGAGGAGGCTGCCTTTGATCTTGTCCAGCAGGTCGGCGAGCTGGCGCATGTCAGCAGAGTCACCCACCGCAAAGCCGCTGGGGTTGTGGATCATCATGAACGCATTGCGCGGCATCTCGATCCGCGTGCCTGCCATGGCGATGACGGAGGCCATGGAGGCGGCGAGGCCTTCGATGCGCACGGTGACGTTCCCACGTGCCTTCAACGCATGATAGATGGCAAGACCATCGAAGACCTCACCGCCAGGCGAGTGGATGGAGAGAGTGATCGGAGTCGCAGCCGCGATGCTGCGGAGCTGGGCGAGGAAGTCTTTGGCGCTGACACCCCATGCGCCGATCTCATCGTGAATAGAGATTTCAGCGGGGGCTTCGGCGGAGGCGGCGTTGCGAATGGTGAACCAGGTCTTGCGGGACATGCTGGCGGCTGCATGTCAAAGCCGCGCGGTGTGCGGGTTGATGGTCTAGCGTTGATGGTTGATGGCTCAGACGATCAACCATCGACCCATCACACGGCATCGAGCTCGGCGATGTCGGCAGCAAGGGTGGCGGGATTCAGGGCGGTGAGGATGCCGGAGGCGGGCTGCAATGTTTTGAGACCCATGCCGATGGCCAGGGCGACGGAGGCGGGGATTTCGACCTGGTCGAGGGGCAGGTTTTTGGCGCGACTGATGGCGTAGCGGATGCTGTCGAGCTTCTGGTCAATGGCGGCATGACGGACGGCTTCGCCATCTTGGCCGGTGCTGCGCTCGATGAGATCGTCCGGCGTGATGAGGTTTTCGCCGAGGCTTTCGAGGTCGGCGCGTTTGTCGCGTCCGGCATCGACGGTGGGATCAGGATCGGTGACGAAGTCGATCTGATTCCAGTCGGCGATGTTTGCATACTGGAACAGTGGGCCACCGGGCATCATCGCGGTGCCAATGACTTTTTCCCACAGCCATTCGAGGAAGGGATACAAGCGGGCGCGGAGGCCTTCGTGAGCTCGGGCGACCTGCTGGAGCAGTCCGCGATACTCCACGCCACCGACTTTGCCACGGGTGAAGATCCACTCGGGCGGATACTTCAATTCGAACATGAAGGGGTGGAGGAGATCGGCGAGAATCTCGCGAAACGGGATGCCTTCCTGCGGGTTGTTGAAAAAGTTGAAACTCTCGTTGTCCGACATCGGCAAAAACACTGCGCCTTCAGCGACCTCGACGAAGCGGCGGCCCGTGTCGGCGGTGGGATTGCCACCTTGCTCGGCGAGTGCGATTTGTTGCATGGCATTGAGCATCTTGCCATCGCGGGTGGTGGTGGCACCGAGGAGCGAGGCGCGGACCTTGGCCGAATGCTTGCGCAGGGCTTTGAGATCGAGCGAGTCGAGCAGGTCGCGACCACTCGCGAAGATCACGGGATCGCCGTGATACTGATGAATTCGTGTCGGGTCTTTGAAGTGAAAAATGTTGCGGTGTCCCATGGCATTGACCGCCGGGATGTCGGTGAATGCTTTGGAGAGCAGGTAACCACTCGCGTCCGGGTCTTGATTCAGGCGCAGGAGCTGGAGTTGATCCAGGCCGTTGTATTGCAGGCCGTCAAACCAGCGCAGCTTGCGGGCGGCGACGCTTTGCACGTCGCCATTGGTGAGCTGGTCACGGCTCACGAGCTGGATTTGAAAGGCTCGCTTGCTGCGATCATTGAGTGACCACGAAGCGCCGGTCGGCTCATAGACGGGCAGGATGAAAAGCTCACCATCGCCCAGCATGGCGGAGAGCAGCATGGGCTGGATCGCGAAGAGGTTGTGTTCCTTGCGGATGTCGATGGCGGGGGAATCAGCCCATTTTTTGAAGAGGGCGGTGGCCTCGCGGCGGAAGTCGGCATCTTGCGAGATGGACTTGCAGCCGATGCCTTTGCCGACGGCCTCACGCGGCAGTTGCTGGATGCCGTAACGCACCTGGGGGATGCCTTCTTCGCTTTGCAGGAAGCGGGAGATTTGCACGATGTCCTTCGACCGCTGCATGCGCTCGACGCTTTTCGAATTCCACGCGGTGTAGTGCGGCGTGGAGCGATAGCTGCCACCGGAGGTGGTGGTCGTGGTCGCGGCGTTGGTGATGGGCGCGGGTGCGGTGGGCTTGAGTGTTTTGCGACGTGACATCGGGCGGCGAAAGTAAGAGGTGAGACGTGAGATGTCAGAGATCAGCCGAGCAGGGTAGCAGGCTCGTAGCCAGGCCGGAAGCGGAAGCCGAAGGGACGGGAGAGCGACTTGGCGACTTGGCCGGCAATCTCGGCCTCAAGGTCTTCAATCGCGGCCTGCACGGCCTGCCGCCGCTGCTCCGGCGAGGAGTCGCGAAACTGCGCCGAGTGCGAGGAGCCCTCAAAAGCCTGCGCCGTGATCTCGGCACCGCTGCGATCCTCAGCCAGGAGGAGGTATTGCTCCGTCAGCCATTGCCGCTGTGCGCTCGGATCGCCCGCATACAAGATGCGGGCGTGAAAACGGAAGTCCGAGGTGAGGTCGGCGATGGTGACTGCGGCCATGCAGCGACCCGCATGTCAAAGGGGCCGAGCATGAGGCAGGGATGGTTGCCGCAGGGTGGGCGGGGTTAATTAGGTCTCGTTACAGCATCCCACCAGCGCGGAGGAGCTGGTATTCAATACAGGTGTATTTGGAGCAGTCGCCGAAGTGGTCGTGGGGGACGCGTTGCCACTCGCCATCGGCGTCGCGTTTTTGGCCTGTGTGGCCAAGTTTGACTTCGGGGTCGGCGTCGGTGGGCAAGTGGAAGGCACCGTCGATGCGCTTCATCATGCGATTCGCGTAGAGCATGTTTTTGATCTCGCGGTCGTTGAAGACTAGCAGGGACATCTGGGGGCGGGTGGCGACGCGGGTTTCGTGGAGTTGACCATGCTTGGCATCGGAGCCTTTGACAGGGATGAAGAAGCCTTTCGAGGCGGCGCACACGTCGAGCTGATCGTCCTGCTGCCAACCGGTGTCGAGGTAGCCACGGACGGGAAAGATTTTCTCGCCGGTGCCCTCGACGATGATGTGACGGGCGCGGAGGAAGTCGGTGGCGAGGAGGTCTTTCGATGAGACGACGGTGCCCCAGTCGCAAACCCAAACGCCGCCGTCGTGGACGAGGGCGGCGAGTTCCCAGTGCGTGGTGGCTTCGCCGGGATCGGCATTGAGGAGGAGGCGGAGGGGCTTGAATGGCAAGGTGCCGCGTCGATACAAGGGGCGGCCGTTTTTGCCGTCGGCAATGGCTTTGACCACGTCGTCCATTCTCAGGTTGACGTTGAACTCGGTCCACGGGCGAGCCAGGCGGCTGTTGTGATAGTCCTGCAAGCCGAACATGTCCTTGAGTGAATCAAGGAAGTCCCAGGCCATGGTGCCGAAGCTCTTGGTGGGTGAGTAAAACGAGGGCAGGATAAAGGTGCGGCGGTTTTTGGCGGCGAGTAAGTTGTGGCGTTTTTCGAGGCAGCCTTCAACCATGGCTTGCTTGTGCAGCTCGGTGATCTCGCAGCCGTTGTGCGGGCAAATGTAGCGCACGGATTCGCGCACGCGGGTCTCGTCCCACTGGCCGGAGGCTTCACGGGCGGACTTGTCCCAGGTGAGTGATTGGTAGTCGCTGGGAAGCGTGAGGCCGAGGTGGGTGTTGTAGTCTTCGACATCCTCGGGGCGGCCAATGAAGTCGAGGTAGAACCAGCCGTGGCAGTGCGGGCACTCGACGTAGAAATGCGTCTGGTCACCGGCGAGGATGTAGCGCCAAAAGGGATGCGTGGGGCTGTTTGGCGTGCTGGAGTAGTAGTGAAACTCCAGCGCACCAAAGCCGTCGGTGCGTTTCGCGATGAGGTGGAAGGGGTGGGCCTCGGGGGCTTGCTCGCTTTCGCTTTGGATGAGCTTCGAGGCTTCGTCGCAGAGCGTGATGCCGTAGGAGCCGCCGGAGAGAGCGCCGGGGGAATTGCCGCCGACGAGGTTGACCATGCCACCAGCCATGTCCATGGACATGGAGCGATAGCGGTCGGCGTTCGCAGGCTTGCAGGCGGCGAGGATGGGATTTTCGTCGATGAGCACCTGCATGCGCTTTTCGCTGAGTTCGGTCTTGGTCCAATCGCGTGAGCTGCCGATCATCAAGATCGGCATG